GTCAACGAAAGACGTGCTGTTGTTGAGGGCGGGCTTAAGCCGGATCGTCAGGCTGTAGCCGCTCGTCAAGTTCGCGTAGGGACTGATGAGGGTGATGCTCCCGCCGCCGGAATCCCCAACGCCCGTCACGGTGTAATGGGTCGTCTTCGTGAGCGTGGTATCCGTGTCGCTCGTGTCGGTGACGATCACTTCCAGGTCGTCATCATCCTGGATCTTGAAGCCGTAGTTGTAGGTAGACGTCGCTCCGTCCCCCGTGTAGCGGGAGATGCCGGTCTCTGAGGCAATGGTCATCCTTAGCTCCTTCTCCCTGCCCTGCTTGCACTAGCCCTGTAGGCCCCTCTAGCCCCTCCGGTTGCGACGGAGGTTCCCGCCGATGTGGCCGAGGACGAGGCGCGAGTGCCTAGATCCCACTCTCTGAACTGGCTGTAGCCGTAGGCTCCCTGGAGGAGATCCCGCCCAGCCTGGAGCCCTCCGGAAACGGCCGACATGCGAGCCTGGAAGTTGGCCGCATCGCGGGCATTCCTTCCGGCCCGCCTCACCTGCGCGGCTTCGGCCTTTAGCCCCCAGGCGGCGCGCCAAGCGTTGTTCATCTCGGCTTCGGCATCGAGGGCCCCGAACATGGCCGCTTCTTCGGCAAGAGCCTGGACACTGGCCGAAGAGACGTCCACCCCCTGACCGGCGGCGGCGGCTCTCTGACGGCCGATAAGCTGTCGTGTCTCCAGGCCCCTGAGCGCGGCGGCTCTATCCCCCGCACGCTTGACATCCCTGATCTGTAGCTCTCGCATCAAGGCGTCTTCTTCGGCGGTCTGCCTTGCGTACTTCCCTTCCGACCGAAGCGCCTGACTCTGCACGTAGGAGTTGGCGACTCCTGCCGCAGCATTCACTCCCTGCGCGGCAAGGAAGAGGTTGGCCAGGCCGCCCGCATCAACGCCCATCTATTCCTGCCCTTCAACTCGGAAGACACGGGCCCCGGCCAGGAGGGTGAGCGGTCGGGGCTCCAGGTGCCGGATGATGGCTCTCCCGTGGTCCGTGAAGGATCCACCCGGGAGATTCACCTGGATAAATTCAGTCCGAAGCGGGATGGGAAGGTCTGCATCTTCCTCATCCAGATCCCTCTCCTCGGCGCGGTACAGGTTCTCGTCCACGTCCTCCCCGTCATCCTCATCCGGGAAGGCTTCGCCAGCGTAGAAGGTCTGACTGTCCTTGACGTAGGCTCCGACAGCTACAACCATCTTCCGGCGGCTGTAGAGAGTGCCCTCGGGGAATTCGATGTCGTGGAACTCAAGATCGCACTTGTAGGGGAGCCCTACGTGCAGGACCGTGTAGAACTCGGAGAATACCGCCGCCCCGTCGGAGACGGTAACGGCAGTATCATCCGTGTAGGCGTTCGCCGCGACAAACCCATCCCCGAAGGCGCTGACGTCCTCCCCTTCCAGATGCCATAGCCCGGTGACGCGGCGAACCGCTGGCGCCCATCTGGTAGTCGCCGTAGCCTGCAAGGTTGCAGGGACGTCCGCATGGACCCTGACGGTGACGACCGTATCGCTCGTGTACTCGGTCACCGTGCAGCGGATAAGCTCTCCCGTAGAGTCCCACAGGTAGAACTTCCGGGACGTGGAATCCTCACCTACGTCGGTCGAAAGGAATGTGTTGGAGGCGGAGCAAGTGAGGGTGACCTCATCATCGGCGTTATAGCTCGCCCCCGAAAGCGTCATCGTAGAGCTTCCGGTGTTTCGCTCGTCGTATGTCAGGAAGGAATCCAGGGAACAGAACTCCTCCTGATGGTCAGGAGCCAGCCAGGTGTAGTCGTCCCTCACGTCCTGGTCGATGACCCGCTCTTTCAGGCGCTCGATGTACCTGACCGTGCGGCTATCCACGGTGCGCTTGGTGATGATGTAGACCGCATCCTCGCCGCCGGTCACCGCCGAATCGTTCTCCGGGATGGTCGCTACCTGCTCGACCACCGGATCCCCGGTCGAAAAGCTCCCCCCAACCGTGTGCCCCGTCCAAGCGAGGATCTTGACTTCGGGGTTGTAGGTGAGTGACAGGAGCTTCCCGTCCGACCGGACCACCCAGAGAATCGAGTTTGGGATCTTCGCGTAGGCCATGTCCCGGACGCTGTAGCCACGGAAGAAGTGGGAAGCTTTCAGGGTCACGTCCTGGGAGATGTAGCTGTCTCGGCTAAAGTCGTAGTAGAGGCTGCGGATCACGCTCCCCCGGGCCTGGACGTAGAGGATGTCGTTGTCCACCACCGCGGGGCGCACCTTGCTTGCCCCGTGGATCGTGTAGGGCCTAGCATTGATGGCGGTCGGGATGAGGGTTCCGGCGTCGTTTCCTTCCACCGCCCATTCCGAAGAGCCCGTCAGGACCACCAGGCGGCGGAGCGACACCAGATGCACGATACGGTTGATCTCCGTGCTGGCCAGGGTGAACTCGACCGCATCGCTATCGGCAAGCGGGTTGTGCGTGGAGAAGTCGTCATAGCCTCCGATCTGCGAGGCTTTCACCGTGTCGGGCTCGTTGTCGGAGCCGCCGTACACCACCCTCTGTTGATGGATCGTGACGGCTGCGGGGTAGTTGTCCACACCGAAGAATTCCTCCCGATACTCCGGAGGCCCCTGGGACGTGTCGGGGGTGATGTTGGGATCCGAGAACGTGGTTGAATCCGAGTAGCCGATGAAGCCGTAGAAACCGTACTGCTCCCGGTAGATGGCGTAGCGGGTCACTCCCGATACTGCCGTCCAGGTGATAACGTGCGGAGCTGCGGTCGTGGGGGCGTTGGCATTGGTGATCTCGTCATGGGTGCGGTAGGACGTCCCGCCGCTCGTATAAGCCGTGTAGCTGGTCCCGTCCACCCCAAGTAGTGAGAACGTCGTGGTGGTTAGGACGTCGATGATGAAGCGCCGTCCGTTTAGCTCCGTCATCCCCGAGACTCCGGAGATGTAGACCTCATCGCCGTCCGAATAGCTGTGAGTAGCCGATGTGATGACGACGGGATTAGCAGCCGTGGCCCCGCTGATCGAGATGCCAGCCTCGTATCCAGGGAGGCTTTCCGTGCCGTTAGCGGGGATGCTGGTGACTTTGTACTTGTAGGTCAATCCGGCCCCAGAGCCACCAGCAGTTACGGCCACGGCAGAAGGGCCGTCTGTCTCGGGGCCGAATGTCACCGTGGAGAGCGTCCAGGAGGTATGCCCCGTCCTGGACAGCTTGCGCGGCTCGTAGTCGGGATGGACGATGTACATGACATCCGCCGACTGCGTGAAGCGCAGGTCATCCAGATCCGCCTCCTGGTAGGGAGTCGTGATCTTGTAGACCTTAGCCACCGTGCCGCCAGACGTGTAGGCGGTAAAGTCTTCTGCATCGACAGCGCTTGAACTCGTGTTGTAGAGGGATAGCTGCGTGGTGCTTGGCGTCTGCACTTCATAGCGCCTGCCGTTAAGCTGGGTCATCCCGGAGACGCCCGTGATGTAGACGTGATCCCCCGCGCTATAGCCGTGCGCGGAGGAGGTCGTAATCACGCAGGGACTGGTTGCCGTCGCAGCCGAGATGTTGACGGCAGTTTCAAGCACCCTCCCCCCGGCCCTCACCACTTCCATGTACTCATCCCCGAACTCCAGGACGTAGGTATCCCCCGCGGAAGTGCTGAAGATGAAGGGGATGAGACGCTTCTCCGTGCTGGGAGAGCGGCATTCATCAACGTAGTTGGTCCCCGGCCTGCTCTGCGCCACCGCCTCCTTCGTAATCATGAAGTTGTCAAGAATGCGGGCCGAGTAGGGAAAGTCCTCGATCTCCGGGCGGGCGAAGAGATAGGGGCTAACTGCGCCCCTTGCAAAGCTCCTGTTTGTGAGGATAGAAGCCATGCCGCCCCTTAGCTGATCGTGTAGCCGTCACCGTATGCAGTCCAGTCCTGTCCCGTCCGGTACGTACCGGAGCCCCTACGGGCGCGGATGCCTTGAGGATCAAGCGGGAGGAAGTAGCCCTGCTCATTGGCTGCGGTTGCCATCGCATTGGACAAGGCCATCTCATACATCTGCTGGAGACTCGAGCCGTTCTTGACATCCCCGGCAAGCCGAGGCCCGGCCATGATCGCCACCTTAAGCGCCAAGGCTTCGACAAACTTAGCCGGGTAGTGCCCCTCGTCAGGAAGCACCAGCACTTCGGCTTCCGCGCTCTCTTCGTCAGTCAGGACAAGCCTTCCAGACGTGTCAGAGATCACCCGGTAAGGACACATGGAAGACTCCGAAGGCTGCCTGTCTCCCCCATCCTCCTGCTGGACCCGGATGAGCTTCATCCAGGTCGTTGAGTACCGATAGGCGTAGACCCAATCATCGGAGTAGGGGCTGGTTGAAGATCCGGATACGAGGCTCATCTCCTCCGTGCGGCGGGCCATCGGCCAATCGCATTCAGCGACAAGGCTTTCAATGGCAAGGTCCAGCACTTCACGGACGGCTTTCGCCTCCGCATTCGTGTCGGTGTCTACGTCGGTGATCGCCTTCTTGACCCCAAGGGCTCCTAGGGCTCGGTTGGCGATGTCGGTTCTACTCCAGGCCACAAGCCCTCCTTACCGACCGCTTCCCCTGGCTCGGATCTCCTGTACGTCGATTTGCCTTTCCCCACGGCAGACAAAGCATTGCTCCTTATTGTTGATGACTACGGATCGCCCATCGGGGAGGACTTCCTCCCGTTTCCCGACAGGCACCTCTCCTGAGCCATTGCAGTTGGGGCAGTTCTGAATTGGCATTAGAGGGTTCCTCCAGCGCCAGCAACAACAAGGCCATCCTGAGAAAGAGGTGTCCAGAAACAGACCGCCTCAATGGTTCCGTTTGTTAGGGCGGCAGAATTAACCTGATAGCCGACATCCAGGTCATATAAAAGCTGATCCGAGAATGTAGAGTCAGCTGCTAGTTCTGAAAATACCGCCGTTGAGTGCATTCTTGGTGCGGCAGTTCCTCCGCGAAACACAAAGTTACCCGCAGCAAAGTTGGAGTATGATTGCGCCGCTGAGTATTCCGCTGTTGCGCCCTGCCTACCAAAAGACAGGGTTGCGGCACCTCCAGAGGTAAGGCTCTCCGTCACCATATAAACGAATGCGGCTCTAATGGCTCCGGTTACATTGAAGACCTCATGCGTAGCGACCGTGTTCCACGTAGCACTAGCAAAGTCGATGGTGACAAAGATTTTGTTCTCAAAGCCAAAGTAGTTCGGCTTCGGAACGCCAGTAATAAGAGGATTCGTGGTAACGGCCATGACTAGCTCCCCTTCCTGACGCTCACCGTCGCATCCGTGCCGCTGATGGCAGTGAGATTCGCCCTCACCCATCTCCACGGAGCGTCGATGGTGAAGCCGTCTGTGGCCTTGGTCGTGGAGAGAGTAAGAGTGATGGTTCCGGCTTCGATCCAGTCGGCGTAGTCATCGCCGCTTGTATCGGTAGCTGGCACAGCTTCGTTCGAGACTTCAATCTTGATCGTGGCCGAGCCCGAGCCAGCAGAAGTCTCCCCGATGGCCTGGAATGTGGCCTTCGGGCCGTTCATGATGTGAGCGTCGCTTGCCCCCGTGGCGATCACGGCATTAAGCAAGACATCGCTTGCGTTGTTCTTGGGCATCTCTTACCCCTTCTTCTCAAGCGCCTTGATCTTGGCTTCCGCGATCTTCCTCTCCTCCGGAGTCGCTTCCACAATCTCCATCCACTTGGCGGAGAAGTCGGAAGCCTTCTCGAGATGGAAAGGCTGGCCCTTCAGGGGATGCGGCTTGGGATGGTTCATGGGAAAACGGCGGGTAAAGGTGTTGCCCTTCCCGTAGACGCCCACAGCCTTGGCCTTCACGAGCATATCTCTCTCCTTCTTAAATCCGGGGAGGGTGAGCCAGCTAAGGCCCACCCTCCCCAGGAAAATCAGCTAGTCCGTGATGGTATATCCATTGGCGTACGTCACGTACTGAGCCGGGGCATCCGTCAGGAACGCCGTGAAGGAGCCCGTGTCCAGGTCGCCGTTGGCCACGGTGTAATAGAGCCGGATGAACCGCTCCGCCGTGGTGAACTGCGCCAGCGGGACGATGAACTGCGTCCCCGCCGCCGACGTCGCGCTGAACGTGCCGATGGTCTGCGCCGACGTGGCCGACGAGAAGGCCGCAGCCGTGTCCGTCTCCACCGCGACAGCCACCGTCGAGTTGCTGGAAGCGTCCGTCATCGCGGTCGTGCAGACGACAACGACATAGAGGGTGCGACCCACGCCCATGTCGCGAGCCGCCTCCAGGTCCACAAGGTCCGTCGAAGCCGCCGAGGCCGTGATGGCCTGAGCGTTCGAGAACCGAAACTGCCTGTCGATGATCATTACTCTTGTCCTTTCTCTTTCTCGTCCTCAGTCACACACAGGCTCCGAACTAGGTGATCTGAGCCTCCGTCTCGGTGAGCTGGTCCACAAGCCGGATGGGGATGCCGCGGAAGTTGAGCATCCGCTCGCCACCCACGTCCTTGTAGCCAAGCTGCCCGCCGGTCTGAACGTCGTCCCGAGCCTGGATGTCGAGCATCTGGATCGTGCTGCGGTTCATGTAGAACCGAGCCCCGCTCGAGGCGATGCCGTCGGGGAGGCGGTGAATCATCTTGATCATGATGTCGAAGAGATCCGCCGCCGAGGACTTGGCCACCAGCGCCGAGATGTCGATGTTCGCCCCGCGAACCACGCGCCGCCAGTCCTGGACCGCCAGGCCGCACTTCCAGAAGAAGTAGGTCTGGTAGACGAGGAGCCGAGCGCCCGAGGAGCCCGCTCCGGCCGTGGTATCCACCGACTGAAGGCCCCGGTTGTTCTGCTCCAGGCCCGCCTTCGACCCCTTCGGGTAGATGCCGTAGACCTTGCCCTGGCCCCAATCCACAAGCCAGATGGAGGAGTTGTCCGAGCCGGTCCCGGCCCCGTCGATCACGTTCTCGCTCGTGGTGCCCGAGAGGCTGTTGAAGCGCGGAGCAAAGCCGTGGAACTCGTTGGGAGCCGTGGTCACGTTCCCGTACATGAGCGTGCCCGCGAACTCCTGGGCCATGGCCTCGATGTGGGCCTGGGCCTCGGTCATGATGTTGTGCTGGACAAGCCCGCCCTTCTCGGCGACGTTCTTGTCCACCTCAACGACCGCGCCCATGATCCCGCAGGCATCGCGGCTCTGAGCCGTCGAGGACACCGTGGGAGTGATGCCGGTGTTGAGGTTGATCCAGGAAATCGCAGGGAGCGACGTCCGCAGCGTGTAGACGTGCGATTCCCCGTCGTTGGCCTCAACCCAGGGAATGTCGTTCAGGATCTGATTGCTCTGATGCAGCATCTCCGTGATGGGAGCTGCCTTGCCCTGGGGGTCAAGCCGCTTGGCGACCTCAACCAGGGTGAGCGAACCGCTCAGCGTAGCCATGATGCCGTCCTTTCACTTCCGAAGGAGGCATTGGCACGCGAGGGCTCAAGGAGTGAGCCGAGGCTTTGTGCCGCGAGCTTCGGGGTCTTGTCTTTAGTACTTTGTCAGAGACTCCTTCACACGCTCAAGAGAGTTGGCCAGCCCGCGAAGTAGACGAACCAGCTTGTCCATCTCCTCCACGAGTATAACAACTCTCTCAGCGTCAGTCATTTACTTCCCTTCCACCTGGGAAAGCTCCTCCATGGGGAACATGATATCCACCGCGGTCTTCTCCTGCCCCCCGGCGGTCTTCCCGGTGACGATGGTATCGTCCCGACGCTGAGCGCCGAGCCGAGCCAGGAACCGGATGAAGAACCTGTTGTTCAGGAACCCGAACTTCTCAAAGGACTCCTTCAACTCCTTGTCCGCAAACTTCTCGACAAGGCGCTTGGAATCCTCCAGGGCCCCAGGAAGCTTCTCTCCGCCGATCTCAGGATCGCCGGGAAGCTCCTTCTTCCAGTTCTCCACCGCAGCCGCATAGCTCGACTTCTGCGCCTCGTGGAACGACTTGACTGCCGACTCCGTGAGCCCAAGGACCTTACCGGCAACCTCCGGGGCCATCTTGTTCGCCTTGGCGAACTCGACGACCGCCGGGATGTCGGCTTCCGGGTCCAGGAGCGAGTCCTCCGCAAGCGAAAGCTCATACTTCACTTCGGCTTCCGCAGCAGCGGGCTTCTCAGGCTCAGCCTTGGTTTTGTCCCCTTCCGGCTGAGCCATGCCCGCAGCCACCTTATCAGCCGCCGTCTCCGGAGACGGAGCCGCAGGAGTAGCCGCCGGGGCAGGACTAGCAGCCGCAGGAGTCTTCACCGCCGCCTCCGCGTTCGGTTGTGCAGCCTGAGCGGGTGCGGGCGCAGCCTGAGCCTTCGTCTCGACAGTCATTACTTCCGTCCTTTCTCTTCCTTTCGACAGTCATTACTTCCGTCCTTTCTCTTCCTTCTCTACCTCGATGCGCTCGATCTCTGAGGCGTTGAACCTGTCTTGCAACAGGGTGAAGTAGCCCG